AAAAAAAGGGAGTAAGTGGAACGAAACACAAAAAGTAAAAAATAAAAAAGCATGAAAACCAGACAACTTACCACACAAATACAGGCTTTATTACAACTAACAGACGATTACAGAGTAATCACAATAGAAATAGACCACGAATACGAAAACGCTACTAAAAGCAAGGTCTATGTCAAAAACCATGAGTTCGATGCAATAGAACTACCATGGAGAAACAACAAAAAAAACATAAGCAGAATCCCCAGAGGAGTATATGCTTATAGCAAAATCTTTAGAGCAAGCAATAACAAACCAGCAATATGGTTAAGAGACGTAAGAGATCGCTCGGAGATATTAATACACCAGGGAACAAAACCCGAACATAGCAAAGGTTGTATAGTAATGCCCGAATACAACAAACTGCATGAAATTATGCAAGAAAAAGGGTTTATAGTATTATTAAACAAAAACTAACATATTATGCCAATAGGACTATTAGGAACTGCAGCTATAACAGGCGGCAGCATGATATTACAAAACAGATTAAACAAACGTGCCCAAGATCGTGCCTTCGAACAAAACAAACAGTTCTGGCAAGAACGATTCGATACAGAGGCACAGTACAATTCTCCTGTACAACAAAAAGCACGTATGCAAGCAGCTGGATTAAATCCAGCACTAATGTATAAAAGTGGAGCCGGAGGAGGCGGAAACGTAAGCAGCCCAAGCGCACAAGGAAAAGTAGCAGAACGCTACGAATTAGGACAATTAGCACTACAAAGTGCTCAAGTAGCAAAAATAGTAGAAGACACAAAACGTACAAAAGCAGAAAAGGACTATATTACAAGCAAAACAGAAGGACAAGGCACTTCAAACAAAATAGCCGTACAAGATTTAACAATAAAACAAGTACAAGCAACAAACGCACCAGCACAAGTAAAAAATATGCTTAATAAGCAAGTAGCAGATATAATGCTACAAGCAGAAAAATTAAAAACACAAGCACAGGATACTCAAGCAAAGAAAAACTTAAATTATAAATTCGAAGTATTAGAGAAGGATATGATAGAGGCAGGAGTAGATGTAACAAGCGGACCATTTCAAACATTAAAGCAATGGTTTTTAAATACAATGAACATGGAAAATCTACAGTCTTATTTTCCACAAGGAATGGAAGCAATTCAACAACGTTATAACGATTAAATAAAAAACAATGGATTATTCAAAAGCAGCGGGAAACCGCCCAAAGTACAACACATTCGACCTTAGCCACGACAAGCGAATGACAATGCAAATGGGAAAAATCATTCCAGTAATGGCAATGGACGTTTTACCAGGAGACAAATTCACAATAGAAACAAGTCACTTAACACGATTCTTACCATTAGTAGCACCAGTAATGCACAACGTAAAGGTTAAAGTACGATACTTCTTTAGCCCAAACAGATTAGTATGGAACAACTGGGAAGACTTTATCACAGGTCCAGAATCAGTAACAGACACAACAGAACCAGTACACCCAACAATACCAGTAACAGCACTACCAAGTACACTACCCGATTATATGGGAGTAAGTACAAGCACTAATGCCGCTGGTATAACACCAGCAGTAAACGCATTACCGTTTGCACACTATCAGTATATATGGAACGAATATTTTCGTGACCAAAATCTACAATCAGAGTTAGATACAAAACTAACAGACGGTAACAATGGTTCAAATGCAGCATTATACACACTACGTGATGTAGCATGGCAACACGATAGATTTACATCAGCATTACCATTTACACAAAAAGGTCCAGAGGTAACATTACCAATTATAGACAGCCAATATACAGCAGTACCAAATGCTATTGGTTATAGTTCATTTCCTTCACGTGAGAAGATGTGGAATCAAAGTAATGGCGCTATTAATACAAATATGCCTGCTACAGAGTTTCAAACGAATGGTGCTGGGGAAATATATAATACCGTACAACAAACTTATGTAGGTTGGGACAATACTGACAATCTATTATTAGACCAATCAGCATTACAAGCATCAGCAGCAACAATTAATCAATTACGCGAAGCATTCGCAATACAAAAATGGTTAGAACTTAACGCAAGAACAGGTAACCGTTACACGGAGCACATTCAAGCACACTTTGGAGTAAAACCACAAGATTCACGACTACAACGCCCCGAAGAATTCGGTGGCTCAGTATCAACAATTCAATTTAGCGAGGTATTACAAACGAGCGAAACAACATCAACAGGACAAGACGCATCAGCACTTGGAACAATGGGCGGACACGCCATTACAGCGAGCGGTAGCCGCAAAGCATCATACTATGCACAAGAACACGGTTGGATATTCGCAATGATGTATATTGTCCCAGACACAACATACTTCCAGGGGATAGCACCAAAATTCAGCAAAGTAGACCGCTACGATTACTTCCAACCATTATTAGCACATATTGGAGAACAACCAGTATTAAATAAAGAAGTATACGCAGACGGAACATCAGCAGATAATAACGTATTTGGTTATTTACCAATTTATGACGAGTATCGTCACGAATTAAACACAGTAGCTGGCGAGATGAAAGCCACATTAGACTACTGGCATTTAGGACGTAAGTTCAGCAACAGACCATCACTAAACAGCACATTTATTGCATGTGACCCAGCAAATCGTATATTTACACAGTTAGACAACGATGAGCAAGTAATAGCACATGTATATAATAGCGTAATTGCACAAAGAAAAGTACCTTACTATGGTACCCCAATGGGTATCTAAACCACTATATTCATAATCACTAAAACAAACAAAATGAGTAAAACAAGAAATGCAACAATCGCAAACCTAACATTTGTAATAGGTCAATTAGAAGAAATTAAAAGTAATATTAACGATACCATGCGGTATGTAAAACAAAATCCAGAACAATGGGATACGGAAAAAGACGAGGCGGAGGATTCAAAAAGCGAGTCAAACGAGGACGGAAACGTAATAGCGGTATAAATAGCGCTCGATTATCACGTGGAGGCATAAGATTATCATAGTATGTGCCTTACACCAATGACCATAAGACGAAAGCAAAAAGGCCCAGACGGCTCAATAACGCGAGTAGTAAACTGCGGTCGTTGTGTACCATGCTTACGTAAAAAACAAATAGACTGGTGCTTTAGACTAGGAAAAGAGTTAAACGCAAGCGAATCAGCGTGCTTCCTCACCCTAACATATAACGATGAAAGTATACCTTTCACGGAAGGTGGTTATAGTTTGGTTCGGAAGGACTTTCAAGACTTTATGAAAAGGCTACGGAAGCACGCTAATAAAACAAAAATCAAGTATTACGCCTGTGGCGAGTACGGAGATAAAACAGAACGGCCCCACTATCACGCAATAGTATTCAACTTGCCAAGACCGTTCGAAAAGTATGTACAAAAGGCCTGGAAACATGGCCACATACACATAGGAACAGTTACAGAAGCAAGCATATTTTATACAACGAAATATGCACTTAAAGGCTTACGTAGGAAACGAAGTGACGAGGTAGACGAACATGGAAGAGAACCGCAATTTCAATTAATGTCCAACGGTCTCGGTATAAATTATGTCAAACAAACGATAGTAGAATATCTAAAAACTAATGGCAGCAAATTACTTACAGTCCAGGGAGGAGCAAAAAAGAAACTACCACGTTATTACGTGGATAAAATGTTTACCGACCCCGAAGAAAAAACACTTTGGACTGCTGCCGCAAATAGCGAAATATCTATTAATCACAACAGGCATGATATCGATATAACAGATAAACAACGGCGCGAACTAATAGAACTATATGAGTACAGAAACAAACGCGACCGATTAAACAGTGACAAAATATGAACACAAAAAACATTAAAACAATTTTCCTTATATTGAAGGAAATAATACTACTCGTAAAGTACGTAGTAGAAGAATGGGAAAAACACGAAAAAGATACAGAAGATGGCAGCGAAAGCAAAATTTAGATCATGGGCAAACCCAGCACCAACAAAAGGCAGCGAAAACACAGAAAAATCGGCAACAATGCCAGACATGCACACAGACCCTCGTGTGGTTCTTGAGAATCATGTACGAGGTATTAACCCGATTAATGGTGCTGTGCTTGATAAGCAGCATTATTATGGCGATGCAATATTACCATATGCACAAGACTTAACATTCGAAGAATTACAAATCAAACGTCAAGCATTAGAACAACAGATTAAAGAAATTATTAATCCTAAAAAGGTAACCACCGATGCAACAGAAACAACAGAAACAACAGAAACAACTGGAGATACGACAAATATCGGATCTACAACAAATGAAGCAATGGGAGAGAATTCAGCTTCATAGACTAACGTGCGAACGTTACAGAAAAACACCAGAGGAAATCTGGTAAAACAGCTCGATAAGATGGCCCCAATTTATTGGGGTTATCTTATGAGCAAACAACCATCGAAGATGGGCGTTAGCAAATCGCAAAGCGATAACCGCATATACTATACTTGATATATATATGCGGAGTGACACCAAAACGACCAAAAAACAAACGCGAACGATTTAAACGAACGCGAATAAAAAAAGGGAGTAAGTGGAACGAAACACAAAAAGTAAAAAATAAAAAAGCATGAAAACCAGACAACTTACCACACAAATACAGGCTTTATTACAACTAACAGACGATTACAGAGTAATCACAATAG